GACATTCGTAACGCTTCCAAAGGCAAGTTTAGTTAGTAGCATTAGAGCGCTTCCAACAGTTCAATTCTTGTAGTCAGATCGTCAATCGCATCTAGTAAAGCCTGAATCGATTGCCAGCCTTTAACGCCGCTGGCGCTGGTGCCGTAATATTTATTATTGCCAGGCGTTGCCGAGTCGTTTATTAGTTGCATCGTAGTAAAACCGCTATTTGGATTACCGCCGCCGGTAATGCTGTTTGTGGTTGTTACGCTTGGAGTCGTGAATACCAAACCGCTGGCGGTGCAAGTTACTGACTTTAGGTTAGCACCTGAATAATTATCTGGTGTATCGGTAAGGCCAAGAAAATCAACGGCGCTAGGTGTTCCAGCAAAACTAGGCCCAAATTCCAGAGCAGTTGCAGCAGCGTTTACCATCACAATGCGGCCTTGGTTTCCTAAGTAGCTAGATGGCGTGACATCCGATAAGCCAAGAAATTGCCTTATCACTGCGTTGTCATAATCGGCGCCGCTTAAAGTTACCGTGGATACTTCTATCCCTGTTGGCGTACAAGTAACCGAGCTAACCACTTCGATCACTGCATTTCCGCCGGAAGCAGGCCGAACCGATACCGCAATATACAACGGCCCTTCAACGCCGCTTCTTGTCGTGTTACCTTGAAACCTTGCGAAGATATAGCCAACCGGAAGGGTGTCCGCTGTGTTTGCGGCTCGTACTCGTACCGTCTGAACTGGATCATAAGCAGCGAATAAATGCGTTACTTCATTCCAGAAACTAAGGTTGCCATCTTGTGTACCGTCTGAAAATTTCGTTGTTGCGCTCACATAGATTACAACAAACTCATCTGATTGGCTCGTAAGGTCTACCGGCTTAACGGCGTATCTGCTGCGCTCATTCGCCAAGACAGCATCCGAAATTCGCTGCGCATCTTCAAAAGTGAATGAAACATTTTCCATATTAGAAAGCTCCGGCAGATAAGAAGGTATTCACCCAAGCAAGATTACCGCGAGGATGAACATTAAACTTTAGGTAAATCGGATCGACATCGCCTAGCTTGTAGCCGTTTTCGTCTAGGTCAGAAGGAACCTTGGCGCCTGCTACAATCGGCTTAAGTGCTGTACCACCGCCGGAAAGCTTCTCATTGAATCCTACATTTCGAAGCCTAGCGTCAAAGCCTGGCGAAGCGTTCTCCGGTAAATTCACCCATGAATTAGGAACAATAACATGAAGAACCATCGCTACACGCCAATAACTTACATTGTTTTCTAGAACTCGATTGGCTGAAATATTCTCAATTAACAAATCGCCTGCTTGAATTACTTTGGATGCTATTCCAGTGGTGCCGCCAAAGAGCGTAACGCTAGCGTTATTAGTGCGGTCAACGTAGTAATTCAATTTACTAATATCGAAATTCAACACGTTTCGTGAACAATTGATTATCAGAAATGGAAAGCGAAACATTAAAGGCGTAGCGAACATTTCGCCAGCGGTGTTGCATACTTTCGTTGCACCAGGTGCAAAGCTCTTTTCCATAACATAGCTTTGAAAGCCTGTGGATAATTGAATATCCGCAGGGCGTTCCAAAGGGTTTTCAATCCTGTTTGCAGGCTCGGAGCCTTTTTGCTGGCTTGCAACCTCTGGACTTTGTTCGACGCCGCCACCAGCTCCGTTTGGTGATGCTGCGTCTGGATTCGTACTATAATTGCAATCAACAATCCAAGAGCGTGGCTCGCTGCTGTCTTGCTTGGCGCTCGCTCCTACCATGACTGCGGTATCGTATTCTGGATGAAAATCGAACATCGCTGGAATACCGTCCGCCTGCGTTACATTAACCATAAGTTCATTAATAATGTCGCTAATTACAAGGAACTGGCGGTTGATGGTAACTTGATATTTACTATCTTGCGCTAGCGTTCTATTTTTGAATGTTTCTTTTACATCTATAACTGCCATTTTTTAGCCTCTCGGAATCATAGGTACAACGGTCATTGCTGGTGCGATTGGACGATTACCAGCGATTGTTTCCAAGTGTCCGTTCGCCTGCTCCAATAGATCGTTTGTTTTTTTTGCGCCATCCATCAGCTTGGCGTTATTGCGTTCCACGATTAATTTATATTCTTCTGCACCGCCTGCGCTTAACAGCGTAGGAGCTGCGATTTGTGAGCCTGCGCCACCAGCTCCGCCTTTACCTCTGGCGAAATCTGGATTCTCTGCGGTTGGTAAATCTTTGTTTAATCCTAACTTGCGTTCGTTATACATTTTGATTCTTGCGCGGCGCTCCTCTTCGGCTTGATTCTGAATATTTTGCCTAGCCTCGGAAGGTGAAACCGCATCAAATCGCCCTAAGTTATAGCCTACATTTCCTCTAGCTTTATCTTGTGCAAGCATGGCATCTGTAGTGCCTTTGGAAACAAGACCAATCGATTCCAAGATGCTTGATAATCCGTAGGAAAACTTGTCAATCCATTTCGTGGTAAAAGCTGCCATGTCTTCGAAAACTTTGAGTATACCATTGACGGATTTTACACCTAACTCGTAGATAACCAAGAACCCTACTTGCGCTGCCGTCTTGATTGTTTGCAGAATCTCGTACATACCTTCCCAGATGTTTGTAACATTGCTTACACCATCGCCAAAGCTAGCCATCAAAACATCCCAAACGCTAAAGATAGCTTCAAAATTGCTGGCGAAATCGGTCATGTATTCGCCAAAGCCTTTAAATAGCTCTGTCATTAAATTTGTTTTTGCTGCTGCTTCGTCAAGCCTTCTTGAAACAGAATCATTATTTTTAAACGTATCAAACCACTCACCAATTAGTTTCTTGGATTCAACCAACTGCTGGCCCATGACTTCAAACCCACGAAAAAACGCAACAACTAAAATTTCGATTCCGTTCTTAAAGTCTTCAATCCATTGCCGATTATTGGCAAATACTAAAGTTAATAGCTCCACTTGTTCGCGAGCCGCTTTTACGCCTGCGGTAATCGTCTGAAATAAAGATACATAGGTCTTTGTACCGCCAAAGAAAGCATTGATTGCTTTGCCGATTTCAAAAAACATTAAAGAGATTTCGCCTTTGGCTTTGCCCATAGCGCCGGCGAAAGTGTTTCCAACCGCCTCGGCTTGCGCCTGAATGGCTTCGGAATCTCCAAGGCCAGCGAATACTTGCAATTGCTCTTGTGTCGTTATGCCGCTTGCGCCTCCGGTCGCCTGTGCAAGTTTCAACTGCGCTACAACTTCCTCGGTGCTTACTACTACGCCGCGCATTTCTGAAATCTTCTGCGCAAAGATGTCCATAATTGGCAAGCCTAGTTCCGCCAACGCTTTGAATTGTCCAAACTCTATGAAGCCCATTTCGTCTAATTGCAGTGCCATTTTTTCGAGCATGGAATAAGTCTGGCCTATTTCACCAGGCACAGCTTTTGCGGTCTTGTAAAAGCTCGTAACTAGTTTTTCTGTTTCAGCGGCGGAGAATCCTATCGACATCATTTTTCTGGCCATGTCGCCAAGCGCTTTTCCTGACTCGTCACTCCTGCCGGTAATGTTGGAAAGTGTGTTGACTAGAATTGCAATAGATTCTTTGGAGTCGCCAGCGGTTTTGCCAATCGCTTCCAAGATTGCTTGTGTTTTTTCAAAGGCAACAACTTTTCCAAGGCTGCCTTCAATGCCTGCCTTGATGCCGCCAATCGTAAAGGCTGTAAGGCCTAATATGCCAACTAATTTTCCTGCGCTGGCGCCAATGTCTTTGAAGTAACCTTTGAGCGATTCGGCGCCTGTTTTAAAGGCGCTGGCATCCATGCCAACCGCTACGGAAGTTTTAGAAATTGATGTTGCCATTTATTTAATTTCTCCGCCTGCGGCTCTGACCCACGCTTTCAAGCTTGCTTCCATATCTTCAGAACTTTGTTCCGGCTTATTCTCTCGAAAGTAATCCGGTAAAAAATCTTCAATCGTGAAAGCTTTTTGGCTCGAGCCTCGGTTACAGTTACCCAGTAAACTTTGCAAGCTTGCGAAATTAATATCGTTACGGTAGCCGTCTAACGGCTCAATCCTTGCGAAAGCCATCCAATCCGTTAACTCATCCGAGTCCATCGTTTCGAGTATTTCGCCAACGGTCTTTTTTAGATGTCCAGCCAGGCGAAACAAGAATCTTTTCGCTGGCTGTTCCCTTAGTTTTTTTCCGCTTGCTCCACGGATTTTGTCGTAAAGCCGTTAAGTTCCTGTGCCTCCGTAAATAACAAGTTCACAAGGTCGGCAGGCAATTCGCCAATTAAAGTAACTTCCGCATCGGTAAAAATGCGAGTACCTTTTTCATCGCAGAAACAAAGAGCAACAAGCTTACTTCTGAAGTTGTCGAAGTTGAACTTATCGCCGCCTGCAATAGCGCCTTCGTAATTGTCTCTATCTCTGGCCTTAAGCACTCGGATAAATACATCGCCATAGCCTTGAACGAAAACTTTTTTCTTGCGAATCGTGCCTTTAGCAAATGCCAAGAAACTGTCCTTTGAAACTTCCATGAAATCCTCCTTTGGAATAAAAACTAAGCGCCAGCCGCTACATAAACCGGCCTATCGATTGCCTTGGCAGTGAGTTTGCCTTTGACTGCATTATCACCAACGGCAACAGCGTCAAAAGTAAACTCGGTAATAAACGCATTAAAGGTTACCGAACCGCCGTTAGGGAAAGTTACAGCGATGGCCTTTTCATAGCCTGCTGAAAGTGCTTCATCCATCGACGCATCCAAACCAGAGCCTTCTGGCAAGAAGAACTCACAAGAGAAATCGCCAGCTTCCAAAATACCAGGAACGAATTCCTTAATATTGTCAGGGCTTTCTAGGTTGGTAACATCAATCGAGCCACGCTTGAGCGATGGCGAGGTAATCGAAGTTGCCTTAACGGCGGTTCCGCCTATCGTAACAGTTGTACCCATTCCTGAAAATGCTGGCATAACCTACTCCTCTATAAATTGGATAAGATGACTATTAATATAACTATAAACTGGAATGTCATTCCCTTCAATGAAAACATCGTTGGTTTCCTGATTATTCCAGACGCTACTTGCTATCTCGACTCCGGAAACCGTACCACGGTATCCGCTAAATAAATTTCCAACTTCAACAGACAGGCTTTCAACTGCAATTCGATTTGTGCCAAATATCATGAATTGAAAGGATGCCACCGGCAAGCCGTTTGTACTGCCATCCAGATTATAAAAGCGCTCTACGCTCTGCATTTTGTAAACGCAAAATGGATACGGAACGCTTTCCGGTGCGGAGTCTGGAAAGACATTGCTATTAAATGCCGTTACTGTTTTTAGCCTGGAAGTTACTGCGGCGGAAATACTCATTATTTTAATGTTTCCTTTATTGCTGCTTCCATCGCCTCGAGCATCATCCTCTTCGCTCTTGCTCTTACGGCTTCATAACTTGGAGCCACAAAAGGAATTTTCTGATAGCCTGGATGATTAAATGTACGACCAGCGTTTCGGCCTCGATTCACTTTGATTTTGTGCGGCTTTACTCCGCCTTCAACAAAATGAGCGTATTTGGAAGGGTAGCCAAGTTCTGCTGCTTTGCGTTTAGGGCCGCAAAACAAATAACCTTTACCTTTTCTTATATCTACATTTGTTTTAATCGTAATGCTTTTTTCAAGACCGTTCTTGATAGCCTTACCTTTTTTGTTGAATCCGATTCCAACTTTGCGCTTGCCTTCAATGGCTTTGATCTGGCTTTTCTGCTGTGCTTTTAAATCTTTACCTATGGCAGAGAATCCACGGCGCAAACTCTTCCGCATCAAATTAGGCGTGATATCTCCGAACTTTGCCAAGAGCGTTTCAATCTCGGTAACGTCAATTACAATTCCGTTTTGCTTATAAACTGAAGCCATTACGAAACCCTTTCCACGCCTTCAATGGTCGCTTCGATGCCATCAATAAAGTTCTTTATGCCTACGCTTCTGATTTCAATCGTGTGGCCTTCCGTTTCAATTCTGTCGCCAGGCGTTGCTGAAGTCTTCCTTGTGGTAATGGTGTAGTTCATATAAGCCCCTGTTTGCTCGCCAATGATCTGCTCAGATACTGGAAAACTTAGTACCCTAGCCCAAAAAGTTTCAATGGTGTTCCAAGTCTTAATCGGCTGGCCTACATCGTCAGAGGAAGATGTGGCTCGTTTTAAAACGCAAACATGGCGCATTACTCCGGAGCTGGTCATCGGTAATTTCCTGAAGCAAATAAGTTAATTAAGGCATCAACGCCAAAAGGAATTGGACCAGGCGAACCCATTTCAACCGCTGAACGATTGCTATACCAGAAATCGACAAGCAAAAGAATCGCTTGCTTAAGCGCTGACGGTACATCTTCTGCACCGCCATAGCCTGCAACATAAGTTACTTTTACCGCATCGATCCGATTTGGCATTGTTTGCGGCCAAGGCTGGCCAGCCGCTGGAACAATCAAACAAGGATTGGATTCTAAGGCAGCTTGGTAAGTTGCCAAGGTCTGCACATTGTTCGTCTGATCGTAATATTGGATCTCGCTAATCGAAATGGTAGGGCCATAGGCCAGCGTTAACCAAGGCTTGCGGAATCCGTCAAAGGTGGTGCGCCTCGTCTGCGTGATTAGGCTTAATTCACAAGTCTTTTCGACGTATTGCCGAGCCACGACAATAGCCATGTTAAGCCAAGAATCATCGTCTGCGTGACTTATGCGAGTATGCAATTTGACCTGCGCCAAAGTAACTGGCTCCGTTGCAGGCGGCGTAATTATTTTTGTTGTCCAAGTCGGTAACATAGTGTGCCTTGTTTTAAGAAATCACCCTAGCAAAAGGAGGATAAAGCTAGGGTGATTAGGTAGGATCAAAACCACAAATTAGATAGTAACAAGGTGCTTAACTGGATTGGTTCCAGCGTTTGCAAGCTTGGCATCTAATCTATGATGAATCACCCAGCCAACGAGACCGGAACTTGAATAAAGTTCGGATTGTCTGGTCAATTCGATGTTTGAAACCTCACGAACTTTATAAGCGGACAGATCACCAAACAGGGCAATCTTGCCTGCTGCGGTGGTCATATCGCTTTCCATGTCGTTACAAATAACAATTGGTGAGCCTAACAAAGTTGTAGGCTCGCCAACGTTAGGGCCACCGAAAATCAGATAACCAGCGTCATCGGTAAGACCTCGAAGCAACGCTAGGAAATTATCATGGAAGACCCAACTTGCATTCCTTCGATAAGAAATATCTACCGAGTGATACAAGTTCAATAAGTCTTGGTAAGCCAAAACGTTATTGGTGGCCTGCGTGGCTCCGAGTGTCGAGCCTGTTACCAAACCAGTAGGCTGGCCGCTGCCGCTTCCGGTTGCTAGGTGTTCGGCCTGACCTCTTGCCAATCTATCGCCAAGAATTTGGCCAAGTTCAGCTTCAAGATTAATGCCTGAATCTTGGATCAATTCCCATGAAGCTTGAATAGAAGCCGCATATTTATAGGCTCCCAAAGAAAACTGGCTAAAGGTGGTATTAGCCGCAGTGATTGCGGAACCTTCGCCAACGATTGCAGCTTTTGCAGTCGTGTCGTTATTCATTGGCATGGTTAAAGTATTGCCGCCGTTGGTGCGGATGATGGAAGCTTTTTCACGGATGCCACCATAAGCCAACATAGCTTTTTCAAGGGAAGCAATAAATTCAGTAGGAACCAAATAACCGCCAGCGCTATTAGTGCCTACGGAAAGATTGGCCCGAACTTCTTCGTTGTTTTTAGGAGCGCTTCGGAACAAATCCAACGTGAGCCTATCGCTGTCAATGTTCATTCCGGTATCATGCGCTGCGGAGCGAATTTCATCATTGACAAGTTCCGAACGGCTGCCGCCTGCAAGCCAGCCCTTAATTGCCAAGGATCGTTTCTGTCGTTCGTTTTTATCGCCAAAATCTCTTACGAAATTAGGCGCACTGGAATAAACCTTGGAGCGTTGCACAGTCGGCGCAACTGGTGCGGAAGCTTTCCAAGCTTGTAGCTTGTTTCTGGCAGCGCTTGCCATTTCAGCGGCGTCTGCTGCTGGATCTTCTGCAAGCATTGCATCGATTTCGTTTACCTTGGATTCCAAGGCTGAAAATCTGGATTCTTCTTCAGGCGTCCAAGCGCGTTGTTCGCTGGTGATGGCTTCGCCTTCTGCAATCAATCGTTCGCGCTCAGCGCGTAGTTCTGACTTATTCATTCTAATAACTCCAAAAAAAAAATGCGTGAACGGCTCCGGAAACAATTACAAAGCTGTTAACGCAACAGCGTGGTGACCTAATTAATATTAGT